TCGGACGCGAACTGATGTTGTGGGACGCGCAGTTGCAGCGGGATTATCTGCTGCTGCCGTCGGGCGTCTCTATCGCGCAACTCGTCGGCGCGACCGACGGCGACAACGCAGCGATCCCGCCGACGGAAATCGACACGCACCCGCCCGACGCGCCGTACACCGTCCTCGCGCGGCGCGATAAGCGCTGGTGCAGCGCATCACAACAAGCGACGATCACCGCGCGCTGGGGCTACAGCATCACCCCTCCCGCCGATATTGTTCACGCGACAATACGGCTCGCCGCGTGGATGTACCGACAGCGGGGGACGGCGAACGATCCCGACAGACCGACCGTAGCCGACGGCGGGCTGGTGCTGCTGCCGTCGGCGCTGCCGGATGATGTACGACTGATACTGGAGCGCTACCGCGATGTCGTCTAGTTCCGTTATCGACATCATCGAACTGCTGGCGGGACTGGCGGTGCAGTACAACAGCGCCGTCGTACCCGTCCGGCGACTTGCGACACAGCCGAACTGGTCGGACGCGGCGCAGTTGCCGGTGCGGATTATTCCGACGCTCGGCGGGTTGCGGTTGGTTGAGGGGGGTGTCTACACTCCAACACGCGCGACGCGGGCGGTGTGGGAGATTGACGATCTGCTGCTGGTGCGCGATGTCGGGATGGGGCGCGGTGTTGCGGATACGGCGGCGGCGCTGGTGGACTATATCGAAGACTACGTTGCGCAACTGCGGTTCGCGTGGCTCGCGCGCGGCGACGTGCAGTTGGTCAACGTGAGCGGAATAGTGGACGTAGTACGATACGGCGAGCGGGCGTATGAGGGCGTTGTGATGACGACGCGCTTTGCGCACCTCATCCGCGCGCCGTCGGTATAGGAGGTAGGGGATGTCGCACTCTGGAGTTCTTGCCGGGCTTTACGCGGGGAACTTCGCGGTCGAGATTTCGACCGATGCTACGACCTGGACGGCAGTATCTAATGCAACGGTGAAGGTAGACGACGTTGAACTGAACCGACCTTCCGGTGAGGCGTATGTCGGCGGTTCAAGCGACCACGCGACGATCACCGTCGGGAAGCGCGAACCGGTCGAACTCACATTGACGTTTTTGTACAACGAAGATACGGGTTCTGCCGCGAACACTATCGTTGATCGGTTCCAGAGCGCCACGCCGACCCTCGGCGTGCGCTGGTCGCCGCGCGGGTTAGTCGGCAGCGCACGCGCGTACGGAACGAGCAACGACGGCGGAACGTCGTTTGGGGTGGGGGTGATCACCAACGTCACACTGAGCGCGCTTGACCCAAGCGACGCAGATCCGTATGTCGCGATGGTGACGGTGCGAACGCCGTCGCTGCGTCAGTACACGCTCGGATCAAGCCCGACCAACCTCAACCCGGCGTCATAAGTAGGAGGGTATTATGGACAAACCGGCAGAGATTTACGACATCGATACAATCCGCGTTGACCGCAACGCGCTGACGATCCGCGAAGCCGCGTCGGTACTCAACAACGAATTGACCGCACCGGTGGTGGCGCGGTTGGTGCGCAAAGCAATCGGCACGCAAGCAGACCGGTTCCCGCTGCGGGCGCTGAAAGCAGTGTACGAGCGGGTGCTGCCGCAAATCTTTGAACCCGACGCCGCGATCCGCGCGCGGGTGGAAGGGCTGCGCCCGAACGTGGCGACGATCACGCTCGGCGAGTATCACGAGTTTCTCGACGCGAGCGAGCGCAAAATCGCGTTCCCGCCGGTGGCGACGACGCTGTTGATTAAAGCCTACGGTGAGGACATCCTCAACGAGCCGTATGCAGCAGCGGCGCTGCTGCTCAAAAAGATTTTTGACACAATCGGCGACGAGGGAAACGAGTAGCGCGGGCGACGGCGCTGGGTCTGTTCGACCTTGCGCCGTTGCCCGCGGCGTACACCGAATTGGTGTTGTGTCGGGACATCTACCACTGCCCGCCCGACGCGCTTGATCGGCAACCGCTCCGGCGCGTGGCGCAGCATCTCGCGGCGCTGCGCGCGGAACGGCGGTATCAGGCGATTACGACGGAGCATCAGCGGAAGAAGCGTCGATGAGCGATGTCGTCATCAAACTGAGCGCAGTGGACGCCGCCAGTGGCGTGCTGGAGCGCGTCGCCCAGAACGTTCGCGGCGTCGGGCACGCCGCTGACGCCCAGCGTGGCGCGTTCGGCGCGCTTGAACAAGTCGCGGTCGGGGCGCTGCGGCAGATCGGCGCGGCAGCGGTCAATCTGGCGGCGGCGGGGATCGCGGCGCTCGGAAACCAACTGCGTTCCAGTATCGACGTTGCCGCGAACTTCGAGAGTGCGCTCTTCAAGTTTCAAGCCGTCGCGGGCGACTCGCTGACGAAGGCAGGGCTGTCGTTTGACGATGTGAAGGCGAAGGCGCTTGAACTCGGCTCGTCAACGCAATTCAGCGCGCAACAAGCGCTGGACGCGATGACGGAGTTAGTCAAAGGCGGCGTCAACGTCAAAGATGTGCTGGGCGGCGCGACGGATGCGACGCTGGCGCTTGCCGCCGCTGCACAACTCGACCTCGCGAACGCGGCTACGATAGTAGCCAAACAACTCGGCGTCTGGGGCGAGACGGGAGTAACCGCCGCGAACGTCGCCGACCTCCTCGCGTCTGCGGCGAATTCAAGTACGGTGAGTGTTGAAGAACTCGCTTTAGGTTTGGCGAACGTCGGCGGCAGCGCAAAAGTCGCCGGGTTGTCGTTTCAAGAAACCGTCCAGACGATGGCGCTGATCGCGCCGTCGTTCAGCAGCGCCGCAGATGCCGGTACGTCGCTCAAAACATTCCTTCAGCGCTTGATCCCGACGACAAAAGATGCAACGCGGATGATGGTCGAGTTGGGGCTGGCAACGGAAGACGGGAAGTCGAAATTTTTCGACGCGAAAGGCAACTTTATCGGGATGGAGGCGGCGGCGCGGTTGTTGCACGACGCAACGAAAAACCTCAGCGAGGAGCAGAAATTTCTCGCATTGAACACCATCTTCGGAACCGACGCAATCCGCGCGGCGGCGGCGATTGCGGGCGCGGGCGCGGCGGGCTACAACGAGATGGGGCAGGCGATGAAGGACGCCGGGGGCGCGGCGCAGGCGGCGGCGATAATGCAGCAAGGGTATAAGTTCACGTTGGATCAGTTCAACGCGGCGGTGGAGACGCTTCAGATCACCGTCGGCAGCGCGCTGTTGCCGCATCTCACGCAGTTAGTCGCAGTTGCGGCGGAAGGCGTCAATACGTTCACCGCTTGGGCGTCCGGCATCCTCAGCGCCGCCGATCCCGTCGCGGCGTTGGCGGCGCAGATCGGGCTGGTCGGGGTGACCACCGGCAGCGTGCAGCAGACGGTCGCCGTTGCTGCGGCTGCGATCTTCGCAGCGTGGGACACGCTGAGCGCCGCACTTGCGCCGTCAACAAAAGAAGCGTGGAGCGCGATTCAATCTACCGTTCAGACCGCGCTCGCAGCGGTGCAGCAAGCGATACAGTTTGCAACCGCGCTGGTGGTGCAAATCTGGAACGCCCACGGTGCGGATATTCTCGCGTTTGCGAAACGGACGTGGGAAGGAGTTATGGGCGTCGTCGTCGCTGCCGCGCGGTTCGTTCAAGCCGCAATCGAAGCGCTGACAACAGCGGCACAGTGGGTCTGGTCGAATTTCGGCAGCGAGATTACCGCGGTTGCGCGATTTGCGTGGAACCAGATCAAAACACTGACCGAAACCGCACTCGCCGTACTGCGCGGACTGTTCGAGGCGGGGACGGCGGCGCTGCGCGGCGACTGGAGCGCGGCGTGGGAGGCGATCAAGCGCGTCGCCGAAGCGTTGTGGAACGGGATACGCACATCTGCCGAACATCTGATGAACACGCTTTCGTCGCTGTTTCAGTCGCTGTACCCGCGTCTCGAAGAGGCGTTCCGTCACGCGATTGCGGGCGCGGCGTCGCTCGGCGCGGCGCTGATCGACGGAATACGCAGCGGTGTGGAGAGCGCGGCGCGTTGGTTGGCGGATGCAGCGGCGAGAGCAGCGGCAGAGGCGCTTGACGCGGCTAAGCGGGCGCTCGGTATTCACTCGCCGTCGCGCGTCGCGGCGCGCGAGGTCGGCGTACCGCTCGCCGAAGGTATTCTGCGGGGATTGACCGAGGGGTTAGCGCCGCTGCCGCTGCTCACGCGCGACGCGGTGACGCAACCGCCTCCGGCGTCGGCAACGGTCAACGTCGGCGGCATTACCGTCAACGCCGCGCCGGGAATGGACGAGCGGCGGGTAGCGACGCTGGTGCGCAGCGAGATCGATAACCTCACGCGGTTAGCGCGTTTCGGGAGGGTGTGATGAGAATACGGAGGATCGGAACGATTGTTTTCGATGCAGATACGAACATCGTTGTTGACGCGACGAATCAGGACGCGCCCGGCGTCGGGTTCAACGCGAATGCGCTTTTTGACCCGCAACCGTTTACGGCGGAAATTGCGTTCCGGCGCGCAACGCGCCAGGCCGCATTAAACGCGGTGAACACACTCGCGCGCGAACTGTACAGTCACGCGCAGCGACGGCGAGACAACCTTCCCGCAGTTGCGGGCGGCGCGTTGGTGGTGGTTGAGGACGCAAACGGCGGTGCGTCGTTGCGGTCGTATTTGCGTGACGGCAGCGTGACGCTGTTGAGCGTCGAGGCGACCTCAACGGGCGTCCTCGCGCGGGTGCGGGTGACGGGAACGCTGGTCGCTCCGTTTCTCAGTATTACGAGTTTGCTGAATTCATTTTCGTCACTGCGACCATACGAACGTCGAACTATATCGCTGCCGGGATTAGGCGATGAATATCTTTACAAAAACGGATTTTATTGTTTCATCTCGAATATGCCGGGTCTCTACAATGCGCTGTTTGCAGCCGAGGAGCGGGAGAGCGCAACAGGGGGAAGCCGTATCCAGGCGATCAATACAACGTCGGTTTCAAGCGGGATTACGACGGAGACGTGGAACGCAAACTGGGCGACGTTGACGCGCGCGCGGTTCTCGTCTGCGACGAGCGGAACGATCACCTACCCCATCTCCACGAACATCCCGGCAGACGTATACCGCCTGTTCATCGAGATTTTCTGTCCAACCACACCGGCGGCAAATGCGCGTTATCGCATCGGTTGGGAAGGACAGCCGCAGATTGCGGAAACGATAACGGCAGGTCGCTCGTGGTATATGCCCGCGCTCATTACCCGCGACGGCGAACCGATCACGGTGACCCTCGAAGTCCAGAACGTACCGAGCAACACGCTGGTAATGCCGCTCATCCTCATCCCATCCGACGGCGTTTCCGTCTGGAACATCGTCACGCCGCCGACGCTCATCGTGTTTCATATGTACGATCCGCAATACGCCCTTCCGCGCCCTTTCGCAACTGTCCCGACCGGAACGATTTACGGCGCGCCGGGGTTTGTTTCGAGTCGTCACATTACGGTGTTTCTCGGTATGACGACGGCAAATCACAACGACCTCACCGGCGCATCCGCCAACTTGGACGTGCGCTCGTATCGAATCGAACCCGCCGCGTTCGCGTGAGGAGGCGGCTATGCTTGTTGCAATCGCCGAACCGCATCAACAATTCCCCGTCCCGCTCACCGTCGCGGACTACGAGTTCTCAACGTCTGATGACGGCGACGAGCGCGGGCGCGTCACGCTGCCGCCGGGCTATGCGCGCTCCGGCGTGATGACGCAGATCGGCGATGAGTTGATCGTCTATTGCACGCAACTCTCGCGCACCGTCTGGCGCGGACAGATCGAGCGGATCGAGGAAGCGCGTGACGGCAGCATCACCTGGCACGCGCTGGGGTTCGGCGCATTACAGCGCGAGGCGCGGATTTCGGTCGTGCAGAATGTGTTTACTACGACGAAATGGAAGCCCGTCAGTTCCGGGTTTATGCCCAACAGCGGCTACAATTCGCGCCCCGACCTGTGGGAGTATGAATTTATTCCAGGCAATTTGTTTATATCTATACGGATAGTAACAAAGAGAACGTTTACAATTTCAAATTCAACGCTTTTCTTCGTCGCGTATTTGTACGCTCAACCGGAACGCTACGCAACGATCACATCAAACGAGCGTCTATATGTAGGAGTAACTACAACGGGTCTGGCGACCGGCGTATGGGTCGCGCCGGTGACGGCTATTCCACAACCGAATACGTACACGCTGACGCTCGGCGCATTCTCCAGCATCAACAACGAAGGGGTCATCACAGCATCGACGTGTTACGGCTGGATCGTCGGCGTGCGGGCGTCCGGCAACGAAACGACCGTGGGGGCGACGTCTGTTGCGTTTCTTGCGAGAATCAACGACCCCGGCGCCGGCGGAATCAACGCCGAATTGCTCTCTACCGCGCTGATCGCACGCGGCGGATGTTGTGACATCTACCTGCCGTCTCAAACGATAGTTGATATAGAAAACCCGAACGCAAACCTACGCGAAATTATCGAGCACGTCAGAACCGATTATTCGTCCGTAAGGTACCATCTTAAGCGCTTCCTGCGCGACCGACCGCGCCCGGTTATCGACCTTCGCTCGGATAGTACACTGGTCTGGCGCTTCCCGGAAACGACGCGGGTCATCGATATTTCCAAAGCGCCATCTCGCGTATTTGCGCAATATCGCGGCTACTGGACGGATCATCTGACCGCGACGACAACGATACAATCGCTCGAATCGCGCCGGCGACTTGCCCGGCGCGTCGCCGGCGTCGGCGAATACGGCAGCAAGACGACTGCAGACGCGCGGCGCGACGAGGCGGCGATTGCGCTGGATCGCCAGATCGCTCCGATAACGGTCGAACTCGACAATTCGCGCTACGAGTTGATAACGCGCGAAGGCGTTACGGTTCCGAACTGGGCTGCGGACGTAAGCGACTACGCGATTGTGCCGGGCTACTATCGCAACGCGAAAATCACATCGCGCACCATCACGCGCGAGCGAACGACGTATACCGTCTCGTTCACCCCGGACGATTTCGTGACGGTATTGAGGTGAAAGAAACATAACAATGCGACAACTCTTTCCGTACATCGGCGGCAAATACAGCGTTGCGCCGGAGATCAACCGACGGTTCGGCGAGATCACCACGCGCATCGACGCCTTCACCGGATCGTCGAGTTGGATACTCGCATCGCCGCCGGTGCGGTACGAAATCGTCAACGATCTCGACGGGTACGTCGTCAACTATCTGCGTGCGGTCAAGTACGCGCCTGAGGAGTTGGCGCGTCATCTCGACTTCCCGCGCGCGGAGTTGGAGTTGATCGCGTATCACCACTACACGAGAGACAGATTGCCGGAACTCGTCGCGCGGCTGGGCGGCGACCCGGACTACTACGATCCGGTTCTCGCAGCGCGGTGGGCGTATGTGATGGCATACAAACTCGACCCGTCGCTCACCAAGCCCGGCGGCTGGTTGACGCGCAACGGGCGGCTGATGTACGAACGAGGCAACGGAAGGATACGCGGCAGTTTGATCACAACGCCGCGTCTCCTCGCCCGGCTCGTCAAAGAACGCCGCGTTTCTGAGTACGTCGCCGCGCTGTCCGAACGTCTAAACAACGTTCAAGTATTCTGGAACGATTTCGAGATTGTCGCCGGGAAAGCGAAACAACCGGAATTCGGTACTGTCGGCATCCTTCTCGATCCGCCCTACCCGCGCCATCTGCGCGATTACGACTACGACACCGACAGCGAAGACATCTGGCAGCGCGCGGCGTGTTGGGCGGTCGCCAACGGCGACAATCCCAAACTCCGCATCGCCGTCTGCGGCTACGGCGACGCCGAGAGCGACGCGCTGTTTCCGCAGACGTGGTCGCGGTTCGTTTGGCGACGCAGCGGGATCGGGCAGCATAAGGACAAAGAGTGCATCTGGTTCAGCCCGCACTGTGGGGGAGGCAGTGATGATCGAGGATAACCCGCTCATCTTTACACAACACAGCATCAGCGCCGCGACGTTTCGCCGCGTACTGCGCAGTGCGCGCAGCCCGGCATTCGTTGAGACGGATGCACTGCTGGCGGCGCTGGACGATTGGGGCGCGGATCGCGGCATCGCGCTGGCGTTCTTCGCCCACGAGAGCAGTTACGGCTTGCGCGGCGTCGCAGTACGCACGCGCAACTGGGGCAATCTCAGACGCGGCAAGCGGATGATCGCGCAGACGCCGCACCCGTTCGCCGTTTACGCGCGCTGGACGGACGGACTGAACGACTGGTGCGAACTGCTCAAAGAGCACTACTGCAAGCGACGCGGGCTGTGCCGCTTGCGCCAGATACTGCCGCGCTACGCGCCGTCAAGCGACGGCAACAACCCGGAGCGCTACGCGGATTTCGTCGTCGCGCTCGTTCGACGTTGGCAACTGGAGGAGCAACGGAATGGACATCGTTGAAATCTTTCAACTGTTGGCAGCGGGACACGCCGGGTTGACCGCAGCCGATTATCTCTGGAACGCGGTCTTTGGCGCAATCGGCGCGGCGACCGCATACCTCGCCGACACCGAGGGCGAGGTGTTTCTGCCGCGCTACGACGCAGAGCAGCACAGCGTCGAGTTGGGCGCGCTGGGGCGGGTGTTGGTCGGCGCGGGGGCGGGGACGCTCGTCGGCTATTCCGGCTACGTCCCGTTCGTTGCGGGCGTCGTTGCGCCGACACTGCTGCCACTGCTGATCGATAAGATCACAGTATTTGTGGAGCGGAGGCGGAAATGAAACTCGAGGTTCTGATGCTCGTCAGCGCGTTCGCACTCGCGTTCGTTCACCCCGACGCGGCGCAAGTTGCGGCGACGGCGGTGCTGGTGCTGCTGGTGACGCGGATTGAGCGGGAGCGGAAAAACAAAAAGCGCGCTCAGCAGATTGCTGAAGCGCGCGGTCGGCGAGGGAATTAGAAACGCTGGATGTTGAGGATGAGGTAGTTTAGCGCCTCATCCGGCGTGCTGCCCTCGCCGCGACGGAATTCTTTTTGTCCTTCGCGCTCAACGAAAACGTCGGCAAACCAAAAACCTGCATTGGTTTGCCAAATTTCGATGTTGATAACATTCGGGTTGTCGAGAAGCGTCGTAACCAACGCACCGCACAGCAACTGATACGGCTCTGGAAGATGCGTATCGACCAACAACCTATAATTGACGAACCGATAAGAAAACTTTTCCGACATAGGACTGGTCGGGCTGTGCGATATGACGAACACCGCGTCGGGTTCGTCTGAGCGTGTAATTTTGACCGACTTGATCATACGGTTGTCTCCTTTCTGAATAGAACTGTCACGCTGACAGTATACCGCGCCGAGGCGCGGTTGTCAAGAGGGAAAAGAAAAGCGCCCCAGCGGGCGGCTGAGGCGCAAAGAAGGCGGAGGCGTCTAGTCTAACATCTGCATATCAAACGCGAGGTCAACCAGAGCATCGACCGGATTTACGGCGGTTCCGCGTCGGTACATCGTTTGATCCCCGGCGTCAACGAGCGCGTCGGCGACCCAGACGCCGACGCCATCGAACCGGCGGATTTCGATTCGCAAAACGGTTCGTTCCGAGAACCCAAACAACAGCGTCGTCAGCGCCCCCGCGCGGATGCGGTATTCCGCGGGGATAGGAGTATCTCTGAAGATGTTGTAATCGATGCAGCGGATAACGTTCATCTCTGGAGCGTCGCCGTCGCGCACGCGAAGGAACGCCATTCCGGTGTCGTGCCAACGCTCGACTTGAATGATGTGAGGTGTCATAAGAGTGGTTCCTTTCTGAATAGAATTGTCGCAATGACATCATACCGCGTCGATGCGCGGTTGTCAAGAGGGAAAAGAAAAGCGCCCCGCATCTGGTACGGAGCGCCGAAGGCGGGCGGGGTGCTGACTAGTAGCGTTGAATGTCGGTAATGAGTTCGATCATCGCTTGCAGCGGGGCGTCGCCCTCTCCCCGCCGCAGCCGCCGACGGTCGCCGAAATCGACGAGGGCGTCGGCGATCCAATCGCCGTTATCGGCTTGCCATATTTCGACATCGACAACGGCGAAACTTCGGAAGAGGGCAACAACCAGAGCGCCGAGCCGGTGCCAATCGGGTTCTGGAAGGTGAGAACCGATAAACAACTCATAATTCAGCGGACGGATGATGTCTTTGTTCGTCGCGGGCGTCTTTTCAGAGCGAGACACGACCCGAACCAGTTCGGAATACTCCTTGAACCGTTCGACTTTGACTGACTTGACCATTTTGCTTACCTCCTTACAGATAGATGACTGTCGTACCTACAGCATACCACACACCGCGTCATTTGTCAATAGCCGAATCTCAACCAAAATCCCACCGAAAGCCCTTGACAGATCGGAACTTGTGTGCTAGGCTAACGCTTGGGTCATCAGACCCCGGCTTAGGAGGAGGAGAAAGGAGCGTATGTCTATCACAATTACGGATTATCTTGACTTACTCTACGGCGATGACACCGCCGCCTATACGACCGTCAGCGTCAAACTGACCGACGGTCGCTTCAAATGTCAGACATTCAGCCTCTCACAGCGCGCCGAGATCGCTGATCATATTAAACGAAACCTCAATTACGACATCTATATTAAACGTTCCTCGCAATACGTGAAACCAGATCGCGGTTCATCCGGCGGTGCAGAGATCGCCTACCGCCAGCGTGTCATCACCGCCGACATCGACATCCGTTCCGACGCGCACGCGAAAGACGCACTCCCCACGTCGAAAAACGACGCGCTGCGACTGCTGGAGGAGAGCGGGCTGCCGGAACCAACGCTGGTGGTGCACACCGGCAACGGCTTGATGCCGATGTGGGTTCTGCGCGAACCGCAGTGGGTCAACTACGTCGCCCCGATCCAGGCGGGCGTCGAAGCACAGTTGCGCATCGCTGCCGCGCGGTACGGCTGGACGCTCGACACTACGAGCGATGCCGCGCGGTCGATTCGCGTTGTCGGCAGTTACAACTGGAAGCAGCGCCCGCAGAAGAAACCCGTCACTATTATCAGAAACAGCGACCGCTACTACGACCTCGCCGATTTCGCCGCGTTCGCCCGCCGTCCGCTCCTTGCGCCGAAGCGCGTCGGCGGCGCAGCGACGCGCGAGACAATCGAGACGTTGCTGCGCTACATCCCCGGCGACGGACTTGAGTACAATATGTGGCTTGCGGCGGTGTGGGCGATCCAGTCTGCGCTGCCGGAAGACGTGGCGGCGGAGGTGCTGGACAACTGGACATACGACTGGGAGAAGCACCGGAAGCCCGATCACGTCGAGAGCGGGATCGGGGTGTTGATCAACCTCGCCCGAAAGTACGGGTTTGAGGGTACAGTGCCGGGTCTGCGCGGCGGGTACGTTACGTCGCCGGAACTGCCCGACCCGGTGAAGATCAACCAGCGGTTTCTGGATATTGAGATTGACCCGGACGACGACTATCCGAACATTGTGGTCATCCGGTCGGCGAAGGGAACCGGTAAAACCCGGTGGCTGGCGGAAGCCGCGAAGTGCTACCCGCGCGTGTTGTCCGTCGGTCATCGCGTCTCGCTGGTGCGCCAGAGCGCGGCACGGCTGAACCTCACGCCGTATTACGAGGACGGGCGCTGGATTACGAACGCACCGCGCGTTGCTACCACCATCCACAGTCTTGACAAAATCGAAACCGACGCGCCCTACGATCTCGTTATCGTTGACGAGATCGAGCAAGTGCTCAAAGCAATCGTCAACGACCGCAATCTGAAAAGCCGCAAAGTCTCGGCTGTCGGCGCGTTGATGGAGCATCTCCGCAAAGCGCGTTTGATTATTCTCGCCGACGCCGATGTTGGCGAGGCGACGCTGACGTTCATTCAGTCTGCGTTTCCCGACCAACCTATTGCTTACGTCGAAAATGAGTACGCGCATCGCGCAATCGACCATCTCGTACTACTGCCAACGCCGGAAGACGTACTCCAGAAGTCGCTGGAGTGGTACGAAACCAATGCGTGGAAAATCGCGCTCGCGTGCAACACCCGCGCAGACGCCGACCGCGCAGAGTTGTTCTACCGCCGGTTTCTGCCGGACGCGCGGATATTGAAGATTACGTCGGAAACGAGCGAGAATAACAACGAGACGCTTGAGCGCATCAACGATATTCTACGAGATGTTGATGTGTTCATTTATTCGCCGTCCGTCGGGACGGGCGTCTCAATTGACATAGAGGGATTTGCGTTGTTCGGCATCGCCCGCAACGGCGTCGGCGTGGGCGACGTTGACGACTTCCGCCAGCAGTTGGGGCGTATCCGCAACCCGCTTGAGCGTGAGATCAACGTGTACGTTGAAACCAAGCGAATGAACGAGCCGACCTCGCCCGACGCCTACCGCGATCTCGCCAAACTGCGCGAGTTGGAGAACGATTTTCGCGTTTCCCGCGCGAACGGCGCGGCGGAACCGGCGACGGAGTGGGATCGCGTCTACCTCGATCTCCACTGCGTCGTCAAAGCGAAGACCGCGGCGCAGAAGAACGCATTTTTTGATAACTTCGTCGGCGCATACGCGGCTGAAGGCGTTGAGGTCTGGGATGACCGCGATAAGCCGCATCTGCCGACCGACCGACGCCGCGAACTGGCGAAGTCGTTGCGCGAGCAGCGTGAAGCGCAAGAACGCGCCCGCGCCGAGCGCATCGCCCACGCGCCGACGCCAGATGAGGCGAAGAACGAGGAGGAAAAGCGCGACGCAGAGCGGAAGGTCGAACTGGAAGAGCGCTACGGGATCGAGGTTGACGCTGAGTTAGTGCTCGACGACGAGCGCGGCGCATACGGACAGGCGCAGCGCTTCGCGGCGGTTGAAGATGCAGAGATAGCAAAGGCGCTGGACGAAATAGAGACAACGCGGCGGTTCAGTGCGGATCGCAACCGATTCGCGCTGTTTGCAATCTGGTTCAGCGCGTTGCTTGCGGCGCTGCGATTGCGGATCGAAGAGGGTGCAGAAATTGCAATCACCGAAGAGTTTGTTGACCTCGTTGACCGGAACCGATTATTGATCCAGGCGGCGCTGGGGATCAAGGTGCGCGAAGATTTCCGCCGAAAGCCGATGTCGTTTATCGGCGCGCTCTTCGCCCGCATCGGCGTCGGTATCGAAGGGAAGCAACAGCGCACAGACGGCGGGAAGCGCGTGCGCGTCTACCGGCTGGTGGGCGTCGAACGGGCGCGACTACGCACCACCGGCATCCGCAAGCGGCACGCAGACCGCACCGCGCCGGTGTACGAGTTTTTCGGAACTGCTGTCACAACACATCATATAAATAAAAGAAAGTCCGGCGTTGTGACGGCTGCTGTTACTGCTGTTCACTAGGAAGGGGTGCGTATGTATCGCGACGTGATATTTTGGAGCGGCGCGACCGACGGCGACTGTGAGGCGACGGTGGTGCGGGCGCGGCTGCTGGGGATGACTATTGATCTGGGTGATGATGACGAGCGTCCGGACAAAATGACCGCATTTTACGAAGCAGATGGCGGCGGGATAATTGTGTACGAAGTAGAGAGTTGGGAAGCGGACGGACGAATGACCGCCCGTTGGCGGCGCGTTGCGTCGCTTGAAGAGATGCGACGTGCGTATCTGGATCGGCTTGAGTTGTAGCGTTCGATGAAATCGTTTGACGAACAAGCCGCGTTCGGGCTGCCCTACGAACACATAATCGCGCAGACGGCGGCGCTGCTGCTCTACCCGCAGCGTCTCGATCTGACGCTGGTGCGGCTGGACGCCTACGCGCCGCTGGATTATCTGCTGCTGGACGGCGATTGTCCGATCGCGGCGTTGGAGGTCAAGCGTCGGTCGATTCGATCCGATACGTACCGCACAACGATTATTCCGCAATCCGTCGTTGACGCGGCGAAGCGTTTGACAATTCCCGTCTACGCTGCTATTCTCTTCACCGACGGATTGGCGGTATTCGATGTGCTGCGCACGCCCTCCGGCGTTCGCTGGCTGCGCACGCGGCGCGGGCGGTTGCGGAAACATCGAGAATACGACATTTCAGAAAGGCTGGTAAAAGTTGAGGAAGTACATCAACGACAGAGACGAAGCGCGTGATGCGGTTCAATCGCTGCTCGAATGCGAAGCGCTTGCGTTCGACATCGAGACGCAACCGCTGTTTCGCTATCCGAAAGAGCGAACAAAGACGGCGTACAAGGCGTACTTCGCGTATCTCAAGCGCAACCGGTGGGGCTTGGTTTATGATCCCGATCCCGACGATCTACCCGACCCTCTGCCGCCGCCGGTTGACTTCGTTGCCGAGAAGCAGCGTCTGCAACGTCTTCTCAACGACGCCCCGCGCGGCGGGAAGACCTCGGCGCGGCGCATCAACGATCTGGAGAGTGCGTTGGAGGCGCTCGACGACGAGGTTGTTCCGGCGTGGGTGATGCGCCACGTCGCCCGGCTGCTCCAGTCCGGCGACTACGGCAACGACCCGGTGCGCCCGGGGCTTGACCCGCGCACCTCGCGCATCTTCCTCGTCCAGTTCGCAACGCCGTCCGGCGACGCCTACTGCTTCAACGTTCGGCGCGTCGGTCTGGATGTTTTCCTCCCGATCTTCGAGCGCATACCGCTCGTCGGCGCGAACCTGACGTTTGATGTGCAGTTCGTGCTGTACAACGTCGGGATTTTTCCGAAGGTCGAGTGGGATGTGGTTGTCGCAGATCGCGTCATCACGCTCGGTCTCGACGTTCCGCACTCCCTCGCTGCCGTCGCCGAACGCTGGATCGGCGAGACGCTCGACAAAAGCGTTCGCGAGACGTTTGCCAACCCTCACGCGCTGGAGCCGAACCCGGCGCAAGTCGAGTATGCGCTGAAAGATGTCGAACTGCTCTTCGCAATCCGGCGCAAGCAGCAGCAGCGCGCGGAAACGTTGGGCGTTCTGGACGCGGTGCGGCTGTTCGTCGACCTCACCGTCCCGACCGCCGCCGTCGAGTACTGCGGGCTGCGCATCGATGCCGCCCGTTGGGGCGAGTTGGCGGACGAGGCGACGCGGCGGCTGCGCGCTGCTGCCGAGCAGTTTGCGGAATACCTCGGCGTCGAACCGGAGGATTTGACGAAACGCGAACTCGTAAAGACGGCGGCGAAAATGCGCGGGATTGACATCGCCTCGCTTGACAAACAAGAGTTGGGGGAGGTCGAGCGCGAGTACGAAGACGACCCGGAGAAGCGCCGCTTCTTCGATCTCTACCGCACCTGGTCGCACTGGCAGAAGCGCGTGACGACCTACGGGCGCGGGTTTCTCGCGCATATCCACCCGCTGACCGGGCGGGTGCACCCGCACCTCAAAATCGCGGGTGCGGACACCGGGCGGTTCGCGTGCGGCGAACCGAATCTGCTGAACATCCCGCGCGGCGAAGGCGACGATCTCGACTACCGCAGCGCGTTTATTGCGCCGGAGGGGTACGTCTTTGTCAACGCCGATTATGCCGCGATGGAACAGCGCATCGCGGCGGACTTGTCGGAAGACCCGGCGCTGTTGGCGCTGTTCTGCGCCGGGGGCGACAACCACAGCGTTACCGCGGCGCTGATGTTCCACCTTCGTCGCGGGGATGTTGCGGAACCGCAACCGACGACGCTGACGTTTCAGCATCAGCCGGTCGAGGGGTACATCATCCCGGCGGGCTGGGATGCGCAGCGAACGGTGCGGTTTGTGCTGGAGAGCGGGCTGGCCGACCTTATCGGTAAGAAGTATAAGAAGTCAACGCGCCAGATTGCCAAAGTCGTCGCGTTTCTGTACTTCTACGGCGGCACGCCGGTCGGGCTGGCCAAGAAGTTGTATATGTCGGTCGAAGAGGCGGGACAATTCTTCAGAGACTTCAAATCGGTGTATCCGGTACTGTCGAACTGGTTTGCGGACACCGCCCGCGCGCCGTTCGAGCAGTCCGCCCGGCGCACCGACGGATCGACTATCGGGTACGTAACGACGTATGCCGGTCTGCGTCGGTGGTTCACGCTGCCGAAACCTACTGCGTCGAACAACGAGCAGTGGAAACAGCGTGGGGCGATCCAACGTCAGGCGATGAACCACCCTTGTCAAGGGGGGAATGCGGTCATTATGGCGCAAGCGATGGCGGACGCCTTCCGGCTTTGCGAACCGCGCGAGGGCGGGATTGAAGCGACGCTGGGGATCGAACGAATGATCGTCGCGCCGATCTATGATGAGGCGCTCGCTATCGTACCCGCGTCGCTGCCGGAAGAGGACGCACAACGCTGGTTGGAGCAAGTAATGCTTGACGCGGCGCAGCGGTATATGCAGCGCTGCCCGCCTGCGGTCGAAGCAAACCCGATTTCAAAGAATTGGAGGAAATACTGATGAGCGGCTTTTTTGGAGTGAAGATACAACGTCAACAACCGCTCGTTGACGCGATCCGCAGTGTCGTCGCCGCGAAGCGCCGCCCGGTCGCGGCGCGGGATCGGGTGTACGCGAGTGAGATTTCGGCGTGCGACCGGCGCATCACCTTCGCGCTGTTAGGCTGCGAGCCGGACGCGCCGCGTTCAGATAGCCCGTCGGCGCTGCTGGGCGACGCGATCCACGCGCATCTCGAAGCGCTGTTGATGGAGGCGTTCCCCGGTCGCGTTGAAACAGAGGTGCGGGTGGTGAGCGGCGCGGTGTCGGGGCGGATCGATGCGCTACTGACTGACGAAAACGACGCGCTGACGGTCGTTGACATCAAGACCGTCAGCGCGCGCGAGTGGGCGTCGCGGTCGAAGTTGGAAGAATACGTTGACCAGATCAGTGTGTACGCGGCGTTGACCGACGCGCAGACCGGCGTCGTACTGCTGGTCAACCGCGACACCGGCGAGATGGAGGAGATGCGTTTCGAGATCGACCGCGCCCGCGCGGAGGCGCTGCTGTATAAGGCGCTGCGGTTGCAGTCGCTCGCACTGGATGGGTATATCGCGGAAGCAAAAGCGTGGGGTACGGAAGAGTGCCGTTGGTGTCCGTTCCGCAAGCGGTGCGAACCGCTTGACAAAACGGGCGTTCTGGAGTATACTGCGGACTAAGGCGATTGTGCCGAAGGCGATAGAAAGGAAGTGGAAGGTATGTTCAAGGAACTGATCAACCGCAACGGAAACGGGCGAGAGCGCCCGGAGTTGAACGGTGCGTATGTCGGGCGGTTTCTGGGCGTCAAAGAGCGCCAGCGCCCAACGTTCGAGACGAGGAACGCTCCTGAGCCGGTGATGGAAGACGTGTTCGTCTTCGAGTTCGATATCGAAGACGATGACGGTCAGCCGGTGAGGGTGTCGAAATGGGTGCGCAAACCTGCGCGGCTGACGCACCCGGGCAAGAGCGGGAAGGTCACCAATCTATATCGGGTTCTTTCTGCGCTCTACGGCGTCGCCCAGATGACCGACGCGCAACTAGAGCGCGCCGAGGAGTTCATTCAGGAGGCGGTGGGGCGCGAGTATCAACTCACTCTGGAGACCAAACCCTCCGGGTGGGTTGAGATCGTGCACATCGCCCCCGTTCGCGCGAGGCTGCGAAAGACGAAAGAAGATGAAGTCCCGTTCTGAACCGCGTTGGAAAAGAAAGGAGAGAGAAGCACTGCGGGCGTTGCAAGCCACATTCGGGCGGGTGAGCGATCCGTCGCTTGCCCGCCTTTTGACGCCGACCGGGCGCGTGGGGCACCTCACGCGCTTCGGCGTTGATGGGTTCGTTGGCAACGACCCGGGATACGCAGTTGAGGTGAAAGCGAGGCGAAAGATGTTGACCAAACCGACGCTCGACGCATTGCTTCAGACAATCGACCGCGCGGCGCGCTTTGAGCGCATCCCGCTGTTCGTTTTGGTGTTCGGGGATGATGTGCCAACCCGAACCGAAAACGGCGCGCGGGTGGATCGGGAGTGGGTGATGATGCCCCGGCGGGTTCTTGATGAACTCGTCGGGAAGGAGCGGAAGGATGAATGACGCTGAAGAGCGCTTTGTACGCCGGTACGCGCATCTGGCAGCCGATGCGCCGCTCGACCGCCACGCGGCGCGGGCGCTGCTGCGGCGCGCGTTGGCGGATCGGGAGGCGCTGGCGGAATATCTTTTGAACGGCGAGTGTGCGCCGTCGTTGCTCGGCGAGTTCATCTATCGTCATTGGAACGACGCGCTGAGCGATGCGGCGCGCGGCGCGTCGTTGCGTCTGGCGTTGCGGACGCTGCGGGCGCTGGATGGTCTTGAGGAACGCGACCGGTGGGCAGTGCTGGAGTGGATGCAGCGTGGGGTTGTTCCGTCAACGCGCATTCTGTGTCGGTTGTGTGAGGAGATCGACGATGCGTGACGACGATCTGCGCGCCGCGATGTCGTTCTTCGCCGAGCGGCTGCGCGGCGCGGAATTAGACGAGACGCGACTGCTGCGTTGGACGCGCCACAAACTGCGCAGCGACGCGCAGGCGGTTGCGGAACTGATGCTGACGGTCGGGTACAGACCGACGTATATCCGCTACTTCTTGCGCTATCACGTTCCGGCGCTCAACGAGAGCGCGGCGGTCGGGGAAACGTACACCGATCCCGACGCGGCGGCTGAAGCGCATCTGGGGTTGTGTTGGCGTCTCGACGAGGACGTACTGACCGTCTATTCCGATCTGCACCGCGCCGCGAAGCGGCTGCGGCAACCCTACCGCGACCTGGCGGCGGTGTGCTTGCGGTGGGGGTATGTGCACGAGACGGTTGTACAACTGTTAGCAAAAACACTAGAAAGGAAGGCGAAAGATGTGGTGGAAGATTGAAGAAGTCCCACACCAAGAATTGGAGGAGTGGGCGAGTGCGGTTTATAGTTGCGAGCGCAGAGCGAAGCGCGACCCGGCGACGCGCGCGGCGGGCGCGTTCGTCATCTACTCGTTGCCGGACGGGGCGCTCGGCTACGTCGCCGGACGCGAAGCGCCGGACGGGGCGTATCTCGTTGAGCGCTGGGTGCGGGGAAAGAGGGGGTGGACGTTGTATGAGTGACCTTATTGCCTGGTTTATCGCGGCGGGCGTCATCCTCATCCTCGTCAACAGCAACATCGCCGACGGGATACTCACCGCGCTTGACCTCAGCGACAATCTCAAGCGCGCGGCGGATTGGGCAAGCGGAGTGCGCGGCGCGCCTGCGCTCGCCGCAACGATCTGTTTTTCTATTTTAGCATACGTCTTCGGCGCGCTGGCGTGGCGGTACGACCTTGTACCGACGTGGCGATTTATGCAACCGATTGCCAACGACGTTTTGTCAACGGGAGCGGAATGGTTGACGCTGTTTGTGGTGTTCTTGACGCTGTTGCCGACGCTGATCGAAATCGCAACGGCGAAGTTGGCGCAGCGCGACATTTCTATGTTGAAGTGGATGGTTTACTTCTTCGTTTTCTTTGACATCGTAACGGACTACAATGAAGCCGCCGCGTTGGTTGACGTTTGGCAGCGCGGCGGGTTGTTTGCGCCGCTGCCGGGTGCGCTCCAAGGCGCGGCGGCGGTGTTGGCAAAAATCGGCTGGACGTTCGCGGCGTCGTTCGCGTTTGAATTCCTCGCGGTTCTGCTCGCACTGACGGCGCTGCTGCTCGCGGGGAACGTGCGCGCGCCCATCGGTAGCGGGGGAGGCGGGCGGTGAACGTCAGCGGGAAAACGGTGTTTTTGATGTTGTTCGGGGTCGCGGTCGCGTTCAGCGTTGATCCCGTTTTCGGCGCGCTGGCGTTCGCGGCGATGTTCGCAGCGACCAACCGCAACGCTGTGGTGCGCGCGTACCACGCGCTGAACGACGCTGCGTATCGAGTTGAGCGCCAACTCGAAGCGCGCGGCTGGCTGCCGACGGCGCTTGTCGGGGGTGTCACAACACAGCGTATAAATAAAGAAGAAGATACTGTTGTGACGGTTGATGAGACCGCCGAGGCTGCGGCGGCAGTCGCAGCCCCCGCTGCCGCAGCCCCCGCTGCTGTCACAACACCGTATAGAAATAAAAGAGAAGATACTGTTGTGACGCTTCCTTCCCCATCACTGTTCAACCCCGCCGACCCGCGCCCGGCGCGGTACGCCGTCCCGCTGGGTGTTGACCAGACCGGCGCGTTTCGTTGGTTGGACTTCGGCGCAGACGCGCTGCATATTGGGCTGTACGGAACCAGCGGCTGCGGCAAAGACCACCTTCTGCGGCTGTGGTTCGCGACGCTGCTCAACGAGCGCGGGGTGCGCTGGGCGATCCTCGACGGCAAAGGCGACTGGTTGACGCCCAACCTCGCCCGACTGCCGCAGATGCTGTTTCCGCCCGCCGGGGGTTACGGCGACGAGGGGCAGCGACGCATCTTAGACGCAATCGGCGCAATCAACGAAGAGGCGAAGCGCCGGTTCGGGTTGTTGTTGAGCGCCGGGGTGCGCAGCGTCGAGGAGTACAACCAGACCGCGCCCGATCCGCTGCCGCTGCTGGTCGTACTCGCAACCGACATCATCGATGTGGTTGACGAGACCGAACGTTTGCTGATCGCGCTCGTCAGCAAAGCGCGGGCGTTGGGCATTCGGGTTATCGTCTCAATGCAGACGCCGACCGGCAAGCGGCTTGAGTGGAGAATGAACCTATCAACCCTCATCTCCGGCGCGCTGGTGGACGGCAGTCAAGATGCTCCGGCTCTAGGAGTGCGCGACCCGAAGGCGCTGCTCTACCGCCCGTCGCAGTTGCCGCCGCCGCCCGGCGAGCGCGGGTTGTTTGTGGTGCGTCACAACAATGAGCAATTCCTCATCCGCACGCCCGCGCTCGTCGGGGACTTTGATCAACTCGTCAACGCGCGCAACGATGCGGCGCTGCTGGAGACGTTGTTGTTCAGCGCTGTCACAACACCGCGTATAAATAAAAGAGAAGCAAGTGTTGTGACGGTTGCTGATCCCGTCCCGTCGTTCTCGACGAGCGGGGACGAAATCACACCGTCCCCGCGCTTGGTGACGCCGCAAACCGACTATAGCCCCGTCCCCGCGCTTTCTGATGCGGCGGGACGGATGGGACAGGCGGATACGGCATCAGAAAGCCTTGGGACGGGGGTTGACCCGTCCCCGTCTCAGACCGTCCCCGTCCCCGACCGTCCCGAACCCGCGAAAAACGCCGAAATCGGGGATTTTTCCGAGTGCGGGGACGGGGACGGCGGGGACGATGCGTTGTTATCAGCGCTGGCGGCGCTTCGACGCGCGGGGTTCAGTCGAGAGCAGGCGCGGGCGTTGGGCGCGCGGTTTCGCAACGAAGACTGGGCGCGCGCGGCGCGGTTGAATAGCGAGGATTGACAACGGAAAGGAGCGGTGATGGCGACGATCATCTCATACGGCGGCGGCGTGCAAAGCACCGCGCTGGTCGTACTCGCAATGCAGCGCGGGTGGCAGATTGACGAGATCGTACACGTTGATCTGCTGGACGCAGAGTCGCCCGCAACGCGCGAGTACGTCGATTATTTCGCGCGCCGGCTACAGACCGCATACGGGCGCGGCATAACAATCCTACAGCGCGATCTGTACGGGGATATGCTTGCGCGTCCGGCGTTCACGCCCGCGCCTTGGCGCGCGGCTGACGGATCGTTTATGTTGAAGCGCCAGTGCACCAGACAGTATAAAGTCGAACCTATCCGGCGTTATTTGTATCAGCAGTACAAACGCGAGAAGATACAACTGATGCTGGGGATCAGCGTTGACGAGTTCCACCGGATGCGCGATTCCGGCTTCAAGCGTATTGAGAACGTCTACCCGCTGGTAGACGAGCGCCTTACCCGCAACGACTGCCGCGCGATTCTTGAACGCGCCGGGCTTGCAACGCCGCCGAAATCCTCGTGTTGGTTCTGCCCGTACCGATCGGTGCGCAGCCAGGCGGAACTGCTCAGACAGTACCCGGCGCTGCGCGAGATGGGTGAGGAACTGGAGCGGCGCATCAACGAGGAGCGGCGGAAGCGGGGGAAAGACGAGATCGCGGTGTTGCGTGCGGACGCTGCGCTTGACGACCAAAGCGACTTCTGCGAGGAGGGGTTTTGCGGCGCTTAGGAGGTCGGTTGTCACAACACTCTCTATAAATAAAAGAAGAAGAGGTTTTGTGACAGCATAGGAGGTAAATGCTTGAAGTTCCGCATTCTCGCAACGTTTTCAGTGCTGCTGCTGAGCGCCCCGTCCGCGCTGGGCGTCCAGCGCGCGCTCGCGCCGACGCGCGGCGAGTTGGCGGGCTGGCTGGCGGCGGTCGGGATTGAGTTGGCGTATCTGTCGCTGGCGTTTGCGGCGTTCGCAGACCGGCAGCGCCAACGGTTGGCGTCGCGCGTGGCGCGGGCGGCGGTGCTCACCGCGATCACGCTCAACGTTCTGGCAGACTACGCCGCGCGCGTTCCGGCGGGGCTGAGCGGCGCGACGCAGTTTCTGGCGTCGTTCGATTGGTTATTGTTGGCGCTGTCGGTGCTGGAGAGCGCGCCGCTTGCGACGCTGGCGTATACGCTTGCGACGTTGCTGCACAGCAGTGCGCAGCAGCATACTGCTGATACTGCTGAGCATACTGCTGAGCACCAGCAGCAGCACCAGCAGCAGCATCAGCATCAGCATCAGCAGCAGCACCAGCAGCAGCATCAGCATCAGCAGCAGCACCAGCAGCAGCACCAGCAGCAGCATCAGCATCAGCAGCAGCATCAGCAGCAGCATCAGCAGCAGCAGCACCAGCAGCAGCATCAGCATCAGCAGCAACACCAGCACCAGCATCAGCATCAGCATACTGCTGAGCACCAGCAGCAGCACCAGCATCAGCAGCATCAGCAGCATCAGCAGCATCAGCAGCATCAGCAGCATCAGCAGCATACTGCTGAGTACCGGCAGCACAGTGCTGATACTGCTGAGCAGCACCAGCACCAGCACCAGCACCAGCACCACCAGCAGCAGTCGCGTGCTGCGCCGGCGTACCGCTGCCCGCGCTGCGATGCTGCGCTGACGCAGCAGCAGTACGGGGCTGCGCGGCGGTACGGGTATTGCGGGAAGTGTAAGAGAAAATAAGAAGCCCCATCCGTTGCCGGACGGGGCTTCTGGTCTGCAGCGGGGCGTCTAGATGACGCCCGCCTTCTTCAGCACAAACCGGTACTCCTTAGCCGCTTCTTCAAGCGAGGGGTACTCGTAAATCTCGGCTTCTACGTAATGACCCTTTCGCTCGACGAAGAAGACGACAATATTCTCATCCCACTCGATGATGCGGTACTGAATGTCCGCTTCCTCGTCGTTGAACCGAACAGCGCCGAGTTCACGCGCGTCCTCATACGTCACTACTTCGTAATCGTTCTCTTCGTCCCAGTTCCAGTGTCGGTAGCCTCGCCAGATAGAGATTGTTGCCATTTTGGTTCCTCCTTGTGTGTGGTTATTGATTACGTCTCTACTATACCGCACACGCCGCGATTTGTCAAGCCCCAATTTCGCGGAAATTCCGGCGAATTTCCCGCTTGACAAACGGCGCGGGGTGTGGTAGGATATGAGCGTAATCGATTTCGCTGAATGGAGGTAAGAGATGGATACAATCCGTATTTGGTCAGGTTCCCGACGTGTCGTCTGCGGTGAAGATTACGAGTTCGTCAAGTACGAGGAGTTCGAGGGTGAGACCCTCGGTGCGTGCTGGGAAGAGGAAAACAGCAGAGGAACCCAGACGACGTTTTTCCGAACGCACGATGGGCGTATCGTGGCGCACGTCGTTCGATGGTCTCGGTGGGAAGGAGAAGCGACGCACGCTTACATTCACGTATTTCCGTCTCTGGACGGAGTAAACGGAGCGGCGGCGATGTTTTGGTGGGAGTTGGAAAACGCGGGTATCATCCCGCCGCGCACAGTGGAGTTGGGCGAGTAGGAAGTAATTCGGGGCGTTCCGGTTCGCCGGATCGCCCCTTCGTTGTTTTCAGGAGGTTAACAATGTGGGTGAAAGTTTGGCACGGCTGGCGGGGCGTCCACAACGGGGTGGATGTGTCAAAGTGGAATTGGGTTGAGTTCGACGGCGAACTTCTCGGTTCGCTCGTCGTCGAGATCGACGAAGACCGAACGGATGAGCGGGTGTTCTACCGGCTGTACGACGGGCGGATTGTCGTCGCCGAGCACCGCTACGGCGACTGGGAGAAGGGCGGCGTCGATTACGGGGTAGTGTCGGTGTACGCCGACCTCGACGACGCCGCGCGGCGGGGCTGGCGCGACGACCTCGTACGGATCGGCGCATACGACGCGCCGACGCTGGAACTTGATGAGTGGCTAAGCCGGTACGAGGAGGAGGAATGAAGATCGCTTTTGAACGCACCCCAACCGCAATCTGCGCCGTCCTCACCGAGCCGGGCGAGTGCGACCGGATCATCACCGTCGCCCGCGCGAGCGACGCCATCGACGTATTCGCGCTTGACGTTTCTCCCGCCGCGTACAAACCGCTCGATACGCTGTTCGCGCTGCCGCGCGTCGTCTGCGTCGAGATCGAACGACGCGAAGGCGGTTGGCGCGTCGAGGTCGCGTACTGGAACAAAGGGCTGGGCACGCCGGCGCAATACGAGACGGACGCGGCGTCGCTGGCGGAAGCGCTGGCGCGTTGCGTGTGGGCGCTGGCGAGGTAGCGGTGCGGGGTGACGTTGTGGAGCGCCGGGCGAACGTCCGGTGTTTTTTTTTGTTTTGAAAATTGGGGCTTGACAAACCGTTTGGGTTGTGGTATAGTAGAAACACAGTAAATCAACGAAACGAAAGGAGACAAGAAATGGCAATCCAAGTTTGGCAAGGCGCAATGCGTGACATCGTTTGCGACGACGAGAAAATTCAAGCCGGCGACATCAAATTCAAAGGCGAGCGCGTCGGTGTTTTGTCGAAAGACAACACCCGCACCGTCTTTTTCGAGGATGGGAATGGTAAGATTGCGGTCTGCTTATTCCGTGGCGACCGCGAGGAGGCTGACCAAGCATACGTCTATGTATTCCCGTCTCCTGTTCTTGCGAAGTTGTTTTTCGGGAAGGAGTTAGAATCGCTTCAATAACAGCGCCGGGCGCGGCTGCGAACCCTCGCACGCCGCGCTTCTTGTTGTAGAAAGGAAATGACTATGCCCAGCACAGAACTTTCCAACTTTCTCCGCGTCGCCCTCGATGTTCAAGCGCCGCCGTTTTCCGGTATTCACGTCGCCGACGGCGTAGCGGCGGCGACCGACGGGGTGATGTTGGTAGCCAAGAAGTTTGACGTAGTTTTTCTTCGCGGCGAAGGCGCTATCTCGCCGAAAGCCGCGAAGGTGCTGGAGGCACTTGCTGAAGGCACGTGGATCGGCAGCATCGCGGTTGTTGGGAACCGCGTGACCGCAACCGCGCAGACCACGCGGTACGACGAGCAGCTTGGCGCAGAGGTGGCGGGTGGGTATCGAGAGATTGAGTTGGAGTTCTATTGCCCGCGAGCGCCGGTAGCGCGGATGCTTGGGGTTTTGCACGACGAGAGTCGGGGTTGGCAGCAGATCGTTGAGAACCCGAACTTGAAGGCGCTGAAGGAGATGAGCGCGCGGGATTACGTCGCGTTGATAGACAACCCGCGCAACGGCGGCGAACTCTTCCGCCCGAAGGAAATCGACGACCCACACTGGTACAGCGTCGCCCAGTTGCGGAAAGGGTTGCGGTTGTTCGGGAAGAACTCCCGCCTAAGCGTTCGCCGGAACGCCAAAGGCTGGCTGGCGTTCGGCGACCGGTGGGGTTACACCTTCGCCGTCACCCCGTTCGTCAAACACAATTAGTACCCGACGCGAACGCCAGAACCGCCGGACGCGCGTCCGGCGGTTTCTGTTTGTTCAGCAGTGTCACAACACCGTATAGAAATAAAAGAAGACGAGGTGTTGTGACGACGACGCGCGGGCTTGGAGACGGCGGGGAAAAGAAAACCCCGCGCCTCACAAGCGCGGGGGTTCGGGTCGGGTTCGTTGATTAGAGCAGTCGCATCTCCTTCAGCGCCTGCTCGAAGCCGTCTGCCGCCGCCTCTTCCAGATTACTGTATCGGTGAATTGATCCAATGTGCGGTTCGCCGACGATGCCCGACCAAACGGAGAGGTGCACGATAATCTCATCCTCGGTCTGATAAACGTAGTAGGTCTTTCCGTCAATTACGTCCTCGAACCATCCGATTTCCTCAGCGATTATTTCGGTAACCTTGTACTTGCTGGCGTCGTCACCGGGCAACCAGGTTCGAGTTCCGCTCCAGATTTTGTACGTCTGCATTTTGGGTTCCTCCTGTGAGATAGTGTTGATTTACTGTGACTATACTATACCACACCCCGCGCCGGTTGTCAATACCCAATTTTCGAGATTTTCCCGCGATTTTGTGACTTGACAATCCGGCGCGCGTGTGTATACTAGCAGCGTAGTCGATTACGTGAAAGGAGACCACTAATGCCCAAGCGACGCTCTGCACCCAAACCCCAACCCGCGCGCGAGGTCGTCATTGCGGAAGGCGCTGACTACCGCCTCCTCTACGACCGCGAGACGCGCGACTACGCGGTCGAGTTCAAAGGCGCGCCGGTCGGCTGGCGACCGACCGAAGCCGAGGCGCGGCGTCTGGTGGAACAGTTGCGGTACGAGGACGCGCGCGGCGAGTAGTAAAAGGAGGTAAGTTATGTTTCGAGAAGTCGTTCTCGTAGACCACCGACCTGGCGAAGAGTTTATTTCTGAAGTCATTCGCGCCCGCCCCGTCGGTCGCGCCTACACTTGGTGCGACCCGACAAACCCGGGCGCCGGCGGCGTATCCCTCCTCTTTGAGGCGGAAGACGGGCGCTGGTTTATCCAACAAATCAACCACTTCCCACGGTTTGGCTTCTGTGCTATCTACTTTTCCTTTACGACGATTGAGGAAGTGAAATATACGTTCCCTGACGAACTGAACGACATCTTATCCTAACCAACACTCCTCTCCTCCTTCTCCTCCCAGAACCTCCGGACGCACGTTCGGAGGTTTCTGTTGTTCAGCAATGTCACAACACCGTATAGAAAGAAAAGAAGAGCGTGTGTTGTGACGCCCCGCCGTCGCCCGCCCGCTGCATCACCCGAACGTATTACTCCCCGCGCCCGCTGTTATTCCATCAGCAGTGTCACAACACTCTATAGAAATAAAAGAGAAGCAGGTGTTGTGACACCCCGCGCGCCGCCGCGATCTGGTGTACGAAAAGTCTGGGCTTTTGCTGTACAATTAAAGTGAGGGGTACACAGCGCCCCTCTGAAGAGAGAGGGGTAGGAGGAGGAAATGAACCTTCCCTTTTCGCAACCGCTGGATAAGATCACCTACGGCGCGCTGGCCGCCGCGACGGTCGTCATCCTCTCCTGGGCGCTGCGTGAGTTCGCGGGGATCGATCTGCCCGCAGAGGTGCAATCGGCGCTGGCGCTGCTTGTTGGTTTTGGCATCTCGTATTACGTTCCGCTGAGCGAGGTTGAGGCTGAGGCTATCGCTCGGAAGTACTACAAGTACAAATGACGACTGAAGAACTGCTGACAGACGAATCCCGCGCCGCAGTGCTGCGTGCGCTGTTTATGATCGTTGTCAACGACAGCGAGCCGGCAAGCGCGCGCGTTGCCGCCGCGCGGCTTTTTCTGTCGCAGTTCGATGAGCAACCGAACGCCGATCAGAACGTGCTGGTGATCGTCGATGAGGCGGCGTTCGTCAAAACGGTATGAGGTGCGATTGCCGCAATTGCACGCCGATCAACGCGCCGTCGCGGAGCAGACCAGAGGCGCGCGGTTTGTGCATCTGCGCGCCGGGCGGCGGTGGGGGAAATCTCATTTACTGGCGCGAATGCTGGTCGAAGCCGCGTTGGTGCGGCGACAGACGGTCGGGTATTTCGCGCCGACCTACAAACTGATGTTGCCGGTCTGGGAGCAAGTACGCCGGACGCTGCGTGCACCGGCAGCAACGGAATACAAAGCAGAGCGACGGATCGATACGACAACCGGCGGGCGCGTCGAGTTCTGGTCGCTCGACAATGAGGACGCGGGGCGGTCGCGCGGGTACGATCTGATTGTGGTGGACGAGGCGGGATTGGTGCGCAATCTCGAAACAATCTGGCGCGAAAACCTCATCCCCGCACTGCTCGACCGGCGCGGCAGAGCGGTGCTGGCGGGCACGCCGAAGGGACGCGGCGACTTCTGGCGCATTCACCAGACCGCGCTTGACGATCCTCGCTGGGCGACGGTGCGACGTTCAACGAGTGACAATCCGCGTCTCGACCCCGCAGACATCGCGCTGCTGCGATCCGCGATGACCGAGCGCGCCGCGCGCCAGGAGTTGGATGCGGAGTTCCTCGACGACGGCGGCGCGGTGTTCCGCAACGTCCGCAGTTGCGTCGGCGAGATCGTCCGCAGCAACGAGGCTGCGGTGATCGGGGTGGACTGGGGACGCTACGAGGACGCAACCGTATTTGCCGCGCTTGACCCGCAGACGCGGTGCGTCGTTGATGTGGAGCGTCTGGTTGATGTCGATTTCGCAACCCAGCGCCGCGCGTTGGTTACGTTCTGGCAGCGCAACGGCGGCGGCGCGGTGATTGCGGAAGCCAACAGCATCGGCGCGCCGAACATCGAAGAACTCCGACGCGCCGGGCTGCCGGTGCAGGCGTTTACAACCACAATCTCAACGAAACCGCTGCTGATCGACACGCTCGCGCTGGCGCTGGAGCAGCGAACGATTACGCTCCCCGCGCTGGATTGGCTGCTCAACGAACTGGAGATGTACAGCGTCGATATTTCCGCGTCCGGTCGCGCGCGCTACAGTGCACCGGAGGGGTGTCACGACGACGGTGTGATCGCGCTGGCGCTGGCGGTGTGGGGCGCGGCGCGCGGCGCCGAGGTGTTGTTTGATGTCTAAGTCGGTTGCACAACTGGTGCTGTCGCAGAGCGAGCGCTACGACATCAAGGCGCTGAACCTTGAAGATTTTCTTCCGTCCGCGTGGACGGGCGTGTTCACCGGTGACGGCGACGCGGTTGATGTCGAGACGGCGTATGAGCGCGTCGCGGTGGTGCGGACGGCGGTGACGCTGCGCGCCAACGCCCTCGCGTCGCTGCCGTGGGAGATCACCACCCGGCGCGGGTCGCTGGTCGCATTCGACGCCGAGCGACTGGCTGCGCTCATTCGCGGAATTGAGATCGATCTGTGTCTGTACGGCGCGGCGTACCTGCTGCGCGACCCCGCCGCGCCGCTCGGTCTCCGTCGTCTGCACCCGCGTACCATCACTCCGGTCACCGACGCGAAGCGCGGGCTGGTCGGGTTCACGCGTCGCGCGAACAACACAGAAGTGCGGCTTGAGCCGGAAACCGAACTGCTGTATCTCTGGGAGCCGTCGGTGCGCGGCGAAGTCGAACCCGGCGTCGGGCTGGTGATGACCGCGCTGACGCAAGCGCGCGCGCTGCTGGCTGCCGAGCGCTACCAGACGGCGTACTTCGAGCGCGGCGCGGTGCGCCCGACGGTGTGGATGTTCGCCCAGCGCCCGACCGACGCCGAGCGCTCGCGGTTCGAGCAGTGGTTGCGGCAACTCGTCAGCGGTATTCGCAATGCGTTTCGGCATCTCGCACTGTCGAGCGAGATCAAAACGGTGACATTGGGGGATACGCTCTCCGACGCGGTGCAACCGGAACTGCTCCAGCGCGCAGCGGAATTGATGTTGACGGCGTTTCAAGTCCCAATGTCGGTCGTCTTCAGCAACGCCAGCAACTACGCCACCGCTCAGCGTGATTATCAGACGTTTATCCTACTGACGATCCTCCCCCGCACGCGCGAAATTGCAGCGATGCTGCAACCGCACTTTACTGCGTACAATCAAGTTTTGCGTTGTAGCGAAGCGCGCATTGACGCGGTGCAGAACTCGGAACTGGAAAAAGCGGAAGCGATCCAGAGACTCACCGGGCAGCCCGTTCTGACGCTGAACGAAGCGCGGGCGCGGCTTGACCTCCCGCAGTTCGTTGAGGACGCGGCAGACCAAGAACTACTGCGTCTGCGTAACCGGTTGGCGATTGCGCGGGAAGCAGTTGCTGCCGGTCTCGATGTGAGAACGGCGCTGCGGCTGGCGGGCGTCAACGGCGCGGTAAGTGAGGAGCCGGCGGACGTTGAAGCGAAATCGCTGAAGAAAGACGAAGCCGAACCGGAACTGATGCCGCACGAGGTGCAACTGTACCGCGACCTCAAGCGCGCATTCCAGCAACTGCGCGGGATCGTCCTCGACGGCGCGGATGAGATTACGGCGAAGGAGTTCAACGAGATACTGTACCCCGCGATGCGCCGCAACATCGAGACAATCGCGCGTCTGTTCGCCGACGAAATGCGGGTTGAGGTCGGCGTAACCGTCAACGTCGATGCGCTGCTCGCAGACTGGGCGGAAGAAGCGACGCGCCGCCAGGTGGAAGAATTGCTCTATCCGTACACGCGCGACTACATCGCCCGCGCCGTCGCCGCGTGGCGACGGATGCCGGGGGCGGATCGCGCCGAACTCATCCAGATGATAGAACCGGTCGTTGGAGCGAAGCGTGCCGAGACCGTCGCCATCACCGCCGCGACCGAAGCGGCGACGGCGGGCGTGCGGGCGTATCGTGAAGGGATGCGCGCAGAGCATAATCTGGAGTACGTGATGATCTGGGAAACCGCCAACGACGAGCGGGTGTGCCCGATCTGCGGCGCGTTGCACGGCAAGCGCGAGGACGAGTGGGGCGGGCGGAGCGGGCCCCCGGCGCACCCGCGCTGTCGGTGCGGCGTCAGACTGGAGCGGGTAAATGCGGGTTAGCGTCTCTGTCGATCTCGATAACGCATTGCGCAAACTGCTGCCGCGTGCAGCGCGGATCGAAGCCGCGCTTGACGCCGGCGCAGCAGCGGCGCACAGCGTGATGCAAATCTATCCGCCGCCGCCCGCCGGATCGCGCTACCGGCGAACGGGGAACTTGCGGCAGAAGTTGCGGATCAAGAAATTGTCGAAAACGTCGCGGATCGTTGAGAACACCGCGTCCTACGCGCGCTACGTCTACGGTATGCCGCAAGCGCGCGTCCACCGCGGGCGCTGGGCGTCGCTGAAGGACGCGGCAGAGGCGGCGCTGAAGGAAGCGCTTGCGGTGCTGAAGGAGAGGGGGAGGTGAGAGATGGAGTGGCAGACCGCGCCCGGCGCGGCGCTGAAGGCAGTCGAGGGCGGCGACGTTGAGGGCTTGCTGGTGGTGTTCGGCAGTCCCGACGCCGTTGACCTTGAAAACGAGTTCTTCACAAAAGAAACCGACTTTGGTCGTCTGCGCGAAACCCCGATCTGGCTGAACCACGCGCAGCCGGTCAAAACGGCGAGCGGGGTTATCCTCATCGAGGATCAGATCGGCTACGGCGCGCTGGAACTGACCGACGAGGGAGTTATTATCCGCGGGCTGCTCGACGCGAAATATCGCTATTTGGCGCAGATCGCGCCGGAGTTGGGCTGGTCGAGCGGGACGGCGGCGCACTTAGTGGTTCGTCAACCGGTCGGGAAGGCGCTCCACATCAAACGCTGGCTTTTAGGGCTGGACGCGAGCATCACGCCGACGCCCGCCGAGCCGCGCACAATGTTGCGGAATTATCGGATCATCATCAAGTAGGAGGAGGTGTACGGAATGGACGTTGTATTGAACCAGGCGGAACTCGCTGCCGAAATCGCCGCGCGGCTGCGTGACGAAGTGGCGGCGGCGGTGAAAGCGCAGAGCGTCGGCGTGGCGACCGGCGCGCCCGCTGCGGAAGACGGCGGATCGTTCGGCGACTTTCTGAAGTGCGTCGCAACCGGCGATGTTCAGCGACTGCGCGCAGTCTACAAGAGTACGAAAGCGTTGGACGAAACGACCGGCGCGAGCGGCGGGTTCCTTGTACCGACGCAGTTTGAGGAGCGTATCCGCGCGGTCGGCGCGCCGATGTTGTTCGACCAGTTGGTCGCCGCCGGGCGGGGCCCGCTGATGCTGCGCACCAACGCGGCGGAACTGGCGCTCCCGATACTCGAACAAGACCAAGCGCCGAACGTTGAAAGCAGCGCGCTCGTCGGCGGGGTGCGGCTGATCTGGCGCGAGCAGAGCGCAGACGTTCAAGAGAGCGAACCGAAGTTCGAACAGCGCATCTTCCGCCCGCACGCGGCGGACGCCTACGTTGCCGCCTCGACCGAGTTGATCACCGACGCGCCGCAGGCGCTGGAGGATACGCTCGTCACACTGTTCGGGCGCGCGTATGCAGTGCTCAAGGCGCGGGTGATGCTGCGCGGAACCGGCGTCGGGCAGCCGCGCGGGATCGTCGGGCATCCGGCGTCGATCAGCGTCGCACGCTCCACCACCGGCACACAAGTTGAGCGTGACACCGACACCATCCTCGCAATGATCCAGCGCCTGCTGCCCGGCAGCGCAACCG